CCAACTCTCCCAGGTCACGCTTTCTCTCTCTCGCCCCTCCCGGGGCAACTCCAGCGATGGGGTTGCTTCATCCCACTCAACCCACAAGCCAGCGTCACCAAGTCCACGAGGGACAAGGCAGCGCCGAGCCTGTTTTGGCAAAGAAAGGACTATCCTGACCCAAACTCCCTTGTAGGAAGCATCACTGAACCGGTATCGGCCGACTTGAGAACCACTCCACTGGCGCACGCGGTTCGCAAACTGGAAACCAGTCTGCGGCCCGTTCTCCTTTAGGAAAAACGGTCTAACGTTGTGACCTGCGAAATAGTCCTCGCCGCATGACTCGAAGAACGAGCCTCCGGAGAAAGACTTGCTCCTATTCACCTCGAAACCGCAAAACTCAAGCAACCGGTAAAGGTCATCTGAGCATCGCGACTCCGTGATGATGTCGTCACCATAGGCCGTAGTCAAGGCCCGGTGTGAACCTGTCGCACGCGCAAGCGCGTAAAACAAGATCGACTCTAGCTCAAAAGTGAAGCCGTTCCCCATAGAGGAGAATTTTTCAAAAGTGTGCTCCACCCCGTCAAGGGTGAAACGGTGACTTCTGACAGTCTCACAAAGCTCCCACCAGTTAGCCGGTAACAGGTACCTAACCACCTCTCGTGAGATGGTGTCGGATGCGGATGATAAGTCCGTTGTTGCCAGCCTCCAGGTAAAGGCCTGCTGAGCTAAGAAACGGTTGAACTCCTGACCGTTGTCAAGGTCCACCCATTTGCGAAACCTACGCCTCATTTCTGCACCTACGCCCAACTGCGCGTAGATGTTTATGTGAGGTTCGACCGCTATAGTGCGGTCAGTGGTCGCGTCTTTAGGAACAAAGGAGATTTTACTACCAGATTGAACATGCACGTCGGTAACGTGCGCGGCCCACCTCGGGCCGGCTATGTCTCTCCAGTAGGCGTACAGCTCAGGCGTCACGTGGATATGCCTGTTGTACTTCTTTGGTAACGTCACCCCCCTCGTGATGAGGGTGGTCACCCCGGGTCCAAACCTGTAATCGAGAGAGCTGGGAAGCTCCTCCTTCAGTATGGTACGCACGAGTAGCCTCGCCCGTTCAAGGCGTGAAAGCTCCCATGCGTGGTCCGTCCCAAAAGAGGCCCAGGCCTCAGGATCCAGATCAGCCAGCGCCCGAAAGCGTTGGTTGGTTACCCGGCACTTCTCTTCGGAGTCCCAGAACTTGCGGGTCGCCGTCTCCCGACGGTTTGCCGTAGTTTCCAGGAAGGCTGCTTTGCGCAGACCAGACACTGCTTGGTAATCCTTGCGAAAGGTTTTCCAATCAGCGTAGCTCTCAGGATGGAGCTTCCTCGCCGCGACAGCGTCATAGTCCCCAGCACGAAGCTGGATATAGACGCTTAATGCGAGCGGGGTGTCCAGGGCCTCGAGAAACTGGCAGTAAAGGTCAACTACCTTCCTGCTAGAGACCATCGCTTGGTCTCTCCCAATGCGGAACTTCTGCATTGCAACTCCAGAGAAGTTAGAGTTACGTCAGTGCGAATGCAATGACGGCTTCCACCGCCCGCTTACCTGCGGGCGGGATCTCGCCAAAAACTGCGAGGAGCGTTGCGAGCACCACTACGGTGCACGCTCGGACCGAAGGTCGCTTCACAGGGTGTTACCCCCAGAAAGGCGACTTGTTCA